CCGGCGATGATGATCGGCTGACCGTAGCCGTCGAGCACCGGGCGGCCCATCGCATCGGTCAGCGCGTGGGTGATCGTCACGATCTGCTGGTAATCGTAGCGGCAAAGCAGCGAGAGCCGCACATAGACGCCATCGTCGGTGCCGGGCCCGAGCGGATCGAAATCCTGGTCGCGATAGAACAGCCCGACCGCGGCCGGCGGCGTCGTGACGAACCGGAAGGTGTTCGCGAACACCATCCGCGTGACCAGCCCGTCGCGGATGCCGGTCCCGATCGGGACCATGGTGTGGATGAAGATCGTCCCGCTCTCGCGCCAGATCGCGCTCTGGATTTCGATCGTCACCGCGCCGGTCGCCGCCGCCTCGACGTCGATCCACTGCTGCGGCATCCCGCCATTGCCCGGCGGCGATAGGTCAATCTTCGGCTCATTCGGGAACTGGACCGGGATCGGCGGACTCATGGTCGCCGCCGTGCTGGCGATCCGCATCCGCGCATCGTCCCAGACCTCCGGGCTCATGTCCCGCCGATGCAGTTGAAGGTGATGACCCGATCGCGGCCCATCTGGGTATCGTTGCCGCGTCCCTGGACCGCGGTCGTCCGGCCGTCCGAATAGATGATGATATCGCCGTGCTGGACCGAGCCGCGCCAGTTCACCCGGTCCATCTCGTCGGACGTGATGGTGAACTTATCGGCGGTCTGCTGGACGCCGCCGACCAGGACGATCGCGCCGCCGACGTTCACGAGCGCCCGCATCTTCAGGTCGGACGGAATGCGCTGCGTCCCGGTGAACCGGCGGAGGATCACGTCCTCGCCCATCCGGCGGAGCGCGCGGCGGACCCCGTTCGCGTTCATGCCGCCATGGTCCGGATCGAGACGACGGTGTTCGCGTATTGCCCGGTGCTGATGATCTTCGCCCGGAGCCGGTCACCGAGCGGGACCGCCTTGATCCCGGCCAGCGCGTTGCCGCCGGCATAGAGCGTCCCGCCGTCGCTCATGTCCGCGGCCTGCGCGACCCCCTGGACCGGGACCATGGTGGCCAGGATCACGCCCGCGGCGGTGGTGAAATCGGCGATCAGCAGGTCGTAGGCGGTATTCCCGCCGTCGAGCGATGACTGGACGCAGACCCGGCAGGTCGCGCCGGCCGAGCCGTAGGTGAACCGGATTTCGATCGAGAGCCGCGCCATCCCGGCGAGTTCTTCCTGCCATGGGCCGGCAACCGTCCCGGGCGCGGTGATGGTCCAATCGTTCGCATCCGTCCCGGGCGGCTGCAATGGCATGACGGTGGTGTTGCTGGTCGCCATCGGCGCGCCTCCTAGAACCGTGGGAGCCGGCGGAAATCGCTCAGGAGCCCGGCGATCTCCGGCGGCATCGATGGATCGTCCCCTGGCGGCGTCGTGACATAGACCGTCTCCAGGATGCCCGGGACGTTCTCGGATCGGACGAACGGGTCCTTGTCGTCGCCCAGCCAGCGATGGCGGACCAGGGCAACCGCCGAGCGCGAGAGGTTCGACGGCAAGTCCGGATCATCGGGGAGCGCGTAGCCGCCGACATAGACGACGACGATCAGCGCGCCATACCAGGGCTGCCGATGGCCGGTATCGTCGAGCAGCCAGACGAAGCCGGTGTCGGCCTCGAACTCGTAGAGGGACGGATCGATGACCGTCCCGTCGATGGTGACCGAGTCGATCGAGGCGATCGGCTGGATCGACAGGATGAGCGGCATCGGCTCGCCGTAGGCGGCGAACCCGCCATGCGGATGCGTCGGGCTGGGGATGTTCCAAAAGTCCCAGATGGTCACCCCGCCATAAAGCCCGGTATCGAAGGTCTCGGTCACCCCGCATTGCGCGAACTGCTCGCGGCAGTATTTCGCCACCTGATCGGAGCATTCCGTGATCCATCGGCGGAGCTTGCGGTCCCACCGCGTGTTGGTGATGTCGAGTTCGTCCTTGACGATCGCGAGCGTCGTCAGATCGCGGCAGACCGGCTTGGTGGTGATGTTGACGAAGCTGGCCATGGCCTAGTCCTCGCGGCCGAACGCATAGGACCCGATCCCGTCCCGGCCGGCGGCGGTCTCGTCGCGGGAGCGTTCGAGGCAGCGCCAGCCGAGCCGCCGCATGACGGCGAGGAACCCGGTCTCGGTGAAATACCAGCAATGCTCATCCGGGCGGTAATGCCGCGAGCCGAGGACGTGCTGCAGGTCGCGAAAGATCGGCAGGCAGACGAAGACCGCATGGCGGACCGCGGCGAGCAACTCGTCGAACTCGGCGATGTGTTCCAGCACGTCCCACATGCTGACCGCCGCCGCGCCCTCGTAGGGATCGGCCCGGAGCCCGGCGCGATCGAGCCACGCGAGCGAGGCCGGGTTGATGTCCCAGCCGGTGGTGACCGGCCGGCCGACCTCGGCGTTCCGGGCCGCGATGAACGTCCCGGCGCCGCAGCCGACATCGATCAGCGGCCCGTGACCCCAATGGCGGCCGACGAGTTCCAGCCGGGCCGCGATGAGCCGGTCCGAGATCGCCGATCCGGCGTAGCCGGCGAACCGGGCGAAATACGCCGCATCATAGGCCGCGGCCGGGTCCGGGATGTCGAGATAGCCGATGCCGCGCTCCGGCATCCACATCAGTCGGCGGCGGCTGATCGCTCCGAATAGCGCGGGCCGAGCGAGCGGAGCCGCCAAGCGGTCCATTGTTCGAGCAGGTCCGGTATCGCCTTCGGGCACTGGTGGTGCATGTCCGTGCATTGGCATAGCTCCGGTGGGTAGGCGAAGCCGATATGCCGCGCCGTCATCCGCGGGTCGATGATCTTCTCCGGCGCGTTCATCCCGCCATTGCCGCCGAGCACGACGAAGGTCGGCGTGCCAATCGCCACCGCGGCCGGGACGATCCAGCCGACGCCGCCGACGACCACCGCGGCATCGCGGAACAAGGCGAGCATCTGGCGCACCGTCAGTTCGCCATGGGTGAACGCGAGATGGTGCGGCGGCAGATGACCGGACGCGAGCCACTCCCGGCCCGGGGTCAGATCGCAGACCACGACGACGGCGTAGCCGCGGGCTTTCAGATCGCCGGCGATCGCATCGACATACTCGGGCAGCGGCGCGCGCGCCTCATTGTCCCACTCCCGCCGGCGGGTGACCGGCCGCACCAGGGCGATCGGACCCTCCGAACGGATCGGGCTCGCCCCCAGGTCAGGGAGGTCCCAGACCGGGCGGGCGTTGTCCACCATGGGCAGCTTGTTCTCCATGGCGGCATAGACCCCTCGGCCCATTTCCAGCGGACCGTAGCCGAGGGCGACGAGCCCGCCGTCGAGATGGTGCGGCCAGCGTGTCCACCGCTCGCCCGGCTGTAGCCAGACGTTCCGCATCGCCATGATCAGCCCGCGCTCGCCGGCGATGAACCGGAGCCCCGCGATGTCCTCGTAGAATTCCGGCCAGGGGGTCTCGAGATAGATATCCCGCCGGGCGGCGTGATGGCGGATCAGCGGCCGGACGTAGATACCGTCGCCGAGACCCCACGGCGCCTTGACGATGAGCGGGTCGCGACCGCGGGCGGCGGATCGGCCGGCTCGTCGAACCGGGTCGGAGGGTCCGGTTGCACGCTGACCGCTCCGGGCGCGTCGTCGAGGTGCGGGATCGCGAGCCCGGCGGTCTGTAGCTCGCGTGCCCGGGAGTCGCTGGCATCGAAATGCCGGCCCGGCTGAACGACACCCTCGAAATCCCAATTCACCCACGGCTTGAGCGCCATCATCCGAACTGTCATGCTAACCCCGCGACAATGACCCTACTCGGAACGGGCGCCATGGCTCCTGCCGCCGTGGCGCCCGTTTCATTCGATCAGAACGGCAGGGTCCCGTAAATGAACGCGGCCGGGCGATAGACCGCCAGCGCGAGCCGTTCCTCGGCCCGGATGGTGACCATGTTCCGCTGGAAGTTATCCACGTCCTCGGTGCTGATGAGGACCTCGATCCCCATGCGATCGAATATCTGCGCGCCGAGCCGGAAGGACCCGGCCAGGAAATGCGCGATGAGCATCGCCGGGGTCTGGACCACGGGGAGGTTCCAGAGCGTCGGCGTCAGGAGCCCCTGCGGCTGGCCGATGATGTAACGGCCCTGGGTGTCCTTCGTCAGTTCGATCTTCGCCCAATCGGTCGGATGGAGCACGTAGCCGGTGGCCGGGAAGAACGCCAAGGTCGCCTGAAGCGCGGCCTCCCGGAGCACATCGATGTTCGTCATGTTCGCCGCTGAGAACGCCTGGGAATAGGCGGACGCCTGCGGGGTGATGCCGAAGATATGCTGGCCGGTGCCGTCCCCGAATAAGAATTCGTTCTCCTCGACGAACCCGAGGCCGTAGCGGAGCCGGCCATCCACGTAGGTCTGAAGCTGCGGCGCGTCATCGAGGATCTGCCGCGATGCCTTGGTGAAATGCGCGATGGTCCGGACCGGGACCGAGCGCAGGTCGAAGGTCAGGTTCGTCTGCGGCTTGATCGCGGCCTCGGAGACGACCGACGCGCCGGTCGCTGCCGGGTTGTCCGTCTCAACCGGATACTCGATGGCGTTACTGGTTGTCGATCCGGGCATCAGCAGATCGCGGACCACCAGCGTCCGCATCGGCGGCTGGACGATCGGCTGGCGGTCGGCGATGACCAGCGACGAGGACGGCGAAACGCCCGGGCCCCAGGTTGACGGGCCGGACAACAGATCGCGGACCTCGACATCGATGCTGATCCGGGCTTGCCCGGACTTCGACGCCATCAACGCCTTGACCTGCTCATTCTCGACGACATGCTGGCCGAGCGATTTCAGGACCTGCTGGTCGGGTCCGCGCCCGCCGAACATTTTGACCATTTTCTGCTCGACATCGGTCAGCCGGAGCCCGAGCGCGTTCATCTCGGACAAGGCCTTATCGGCGGCGGTTTTGGTTTCCTCGGTCACCGCGCCGAGGTTCTTCATCTCGGTCGCGTGCTTCTCGGCGAGCCGGCGCACCTCGTCGCCGGCGGTCTTGAAGTCCGCGACCAGCGCCCTGAGTTCGGTCTCGGTTGTGGAGTCTAGCGGCATCGGTTGATGCTCCCTCGATGGATGATGGATGGCGCGGTCAGGTCAGTTTGAATCCGGCCAGCGTCGTCCGCAGATCGGCGATCGCCGCCCGATCCGCGCCCTCATCCCGAGGAAGCGGGAACGCACTTTTATAGCCGCCCGCCGCGATTTGGCGAGCGTCCGCGATCGAGTAGCCGAACACCCGATGCAGGAAGTCCTCGAATTCCCGGATCGAGCCCGGCGTCAGTTTCATGCCCGGCAGGGATGAGCCGCCGGACGCGGCAACGTGGGCGTCGTTCAGATGCTGGATCATGAGCAGCCGCTGCTCGCTGGTCGGGCTGTTCCCGCCGCCGGTCGATAGCTGGTGCAACTCGGCCGCCTTGATGATCGCCGCACACGCCGCGGCGGCATCGCCCTGCTTCATCATCGCCCGGAATTCGTCATCCCGGACGATGGCCGCAATCGATTGCATCCAGGCCGACCGCATCTCGGTCACATGCGCCATGTGCTGGCTCGGCTGATCGACCAGATCGATGCCGCGCAGCTTCATCTCGCGGATTTCCCGGATATCCTTGCCGTCCCGCTCGATCATCTTCGACCCGCCCTTCGGGACGCGGAAGACGATCGACAGGCCGCGGATCGCGCCGTCCTGCATCAGTCCGTAGTGCGTCTTGCCGCGTTCGGTATCGAGCCCGGACAGCCGGCCCTCGACGGTCAGTCCCTTGCTGTCCTCGGCGACGTTGGTCCAGACGCCGATCGGCAGCATGTCGCCGCCGAAGTAGAGCGAGTGCATGGCGTGCATCGACGGCATGGTCCCTCGCGTCTTGTGCTCGGCGAGCGTTCCGGCGAACGCGCCGGGCAAGACGGTATCGTCGTGGCTGTCGAGCCCGTTGAAGACCGAGCCGTAGCCGGCGAACGTCCCGGGCTTGTCGGCGTTGAACCGATACTCGAACCCGGTGGCGAGCCGATCGTCGCCGAAGAAGAACATGGCCGACTCCTTTGTCATCTCCCCGATTGAGCGGGCGGCGGCGCGGGTGGGTTGTTCGCGTTCGCCGGCGTCGATCCCGGCGATACGACGTGGATCTGCGGCGGCGGCGGCGCCGGCGGCGTTTTGCCGAGGTCCTGCGCCGGGGTCAGGTTGACCGGGATCGTCAGGTCATCGCCGCCCGGCAGCGGCGGCATGTTGTCCAGCGCCCGCAATTCGTTCCTGGTCCGCAGGCCATGGTCGGCGAGCGTCGCCATCATGTCCGCCCGGCCCTTGGAATCGGTCCGCATCAGGCCGTCCGCGTTGAACTCGGCATAATATTTCTGCCGCTCCGTGACGATGATCAGCGCGCGGCGGATTTCCTGCTCAATCGCCTTCATGATCGGCCGGAGCGTGTAGGTCAGGAACCAGAGATTCATCTGTTCCATGCCGGTGCCCCAGGCGGTCGTCTTCTCCATGTGACCGACCATGACCGGCTGGACGCCATACCAGCGGCAGATTTGTTCGACGGTGAACTGCCGGGTCGCGAGAAGCTGCGCGTCGTCCGGGTTCATCGATAGGGTATCGACCTTCCAGCCGCCCTCGATGAGCGGGACGCGGCCCGCCTGCAGGGCGCCGGTGAAGTCCCGGGTGAAGTCCGCCCGGAATTCCTCCTTCTTCTTCGGATCGAGGAAGTTCGGCGCGATGATGACCGCCGAGGGCCGCATTCCGTTCCGGAAGAACGACCCGGCGCTGCGCTCGGCGGCGATCGCCGTCCCGAGGTTCTCCCGCGCCTGGGCGATCGGGCTGAGCCCGAACTTGCCGTCGAGCGTGAACAGCTTGATGTGGAAGATATCGGACTGGTCGAACGATACCATCTGGCCGTTGTCGGTCCGGTAGGCGTAGCGGATCGCCGTCCCGTCCGCGTTCGGTTGCATGGTCAGCCGCGAGGGGACCAGCGGGATCAGCGCGCTGACCTGTCCATCGCCGCGGCGGTAGATCGCCGAATAGGCGTTCCCCCAAAGCATGAGGCAGGCGACCATCGCCTCCCAGAAGCTGACCGCGCTCATGTCCGCGTTCGGCTGGTCATGGAGGATCGTGTAGAGCGGATGGTCGGTCGCCTCGGCGCCGAACCCGTCCGCGTTCTTGAGGAAGAACTGGCATGGCAGCGTGGCCAGCGTCTGGGCGATGAGCCGGACGCAGGCGAACACCGTGTCGATCTGCATCGCGGTCTGGACGCTGACGATCTCGCCCGCCGCGGTCGGCCCGCCGCCCATGAACGCATAGAGCCGCGGATCGGTCAGCCCGATGCCGGACGCGAGCGTCGTCACGGCCCGGGTCAGCCATGGGGTCCGGGCGACGATGGCGGGCAGGCGATCGCGCAATGCCATAGCGTCCCCCTAGAACGACAACATGCCGGTCAGGAACGATGACGGGTCGCCCTCATCGTTCAGCAGATGCCGGCCGATTCCCATGATGAGCCCGGTCATCCCGTCGATCCGGCCGCGGGATTTTTGCTTGGTCGGCATCTTGTTCTCGTTCTTGTCCGTCTGGACCGCGAGGTTCGCGGCCATCCATCGCAGGACCGGGTTGTCGCCATGATCGATCCGGTCCGATAGCAGCATGGCTTCGAGTTCTTTGGTCGGCGCGGTGTAGGATTTCACGCCCTGGACGAATTCGACAACCGGCAACCCCTCGCTCTGGAGCGCGAGCGCGGTCTGGGTTGCGTTCCACGGATCGAAGGCAATCGATTGCGCCGTGTAAATCCTACAGTCCTCGGACACCGTGGCGCGGATTTCGTCCTGATCGACTATGTTCCCGGCCGTCGCATCAATCCAGCCCTCCGCGATCCAGCGCCGGTATTGGACCTGATCGCGGTCCGATTTCACATCGACCGTATCGGCCGGCATCCAGAACCGGCCGAGGACCGACCATCGCTCGCCGGGCTCGATCGGCGGGAATAGCTTGACCCAGGCCGAGAGGTCCACCTTCGAGGACAGGTCAATCGCGCCATAGAAGGTCCGCCCGCGCATCCGTTCCTCGAGCACGGCCCGGTAGGCGGCCTCGCTCGCCGGCCCGCGCAGGCTGTTCCGGTTCCAGACATCGAGGTCGATGAACCGCCCGGCTTCGGCGGTCCGTAGGTTCAACCGGGTGCGCTTGAACTCGATCAGCGCGGCCGGGCTGTTCTTCGCCTTCTTGGCCTGCCGGCGCATATCGGCGGGCAGGACGCTGATGTTCCAGTTCGGATTCGCCTTGCGCCATGCCGCCGGATCATCCCAGCGGTCGCCGCGATCGACCGTGGCGATGAAGACGAAATGGGAGTCCGCGTCCCGCTCATCGACGAGGCGTTCGAGGACCCGGATGGCGTAATCGTTCTCCTGGTCATAGACGGTCTCGGGCTCATCGGACCCGGCGGTGGTGATGACCCAGAGCAGCGCGTTGCGCCGCGCGCCCATCGCGGTATCCAGCACATCGAGGACCGCCCGGGACCGGTGTTTGTGTAGCTCGTCGATGATCGCGCAATGGGGATTGAGCCCGTCCAGCGTCCGGTCATCGGCCGAGAGCGGCTCGAACTTGCTCCCGGTCAGGTCCACCGAGAGGTTCGTCTGGAAGACGCCGATGCGGTTCCGTAGCTCCGGGCTAGCGCGCACCATCCGCTTCGCCTCGTCGAAGACGATCCGCGCCTGATCCCGCTTGGTCGCCGCGGCATAGACCTCGGCGCCGGGCTCGCGATCGGCGATCAGCGCGGCCAGCCCGACGCCGGCGAGTTGCGTGCTCTTGCCGT